ATCGGCACTACGGCGGGTATCCCGCCGCGCTTTGTCCCTGCGCTCGTCGCGGGCTTGGCGTATCGCATCGCCGTTAAGAAGGCAGAGGCAGCCGATCGGGTTATGGGGCTCAAAGCCGAGTATGAAGAGCAGTTCGCTCTGGCGGCGTCTGAGGACGAGTCCCGCGCCTCATTCCATGTAACCCCGGATATGCGGGGGTACTGATGCGTTACGCCGCTGGTAAACGAGCTTGGGGGATCTGCGACCGGTCGGGGCTTCGGTACCCGCTGCGCGAGCTCGTGCCCCAAATCGTCAACGGCGTTAAGACGGGCCTGCTCGTGGCCAAAGAGCATCTAGACGAAGATCATCCGCAGAATTTCATCGGTCGCACGGATACATCCGACGCTCAGAGCCTTAAGAACCCGCGCCCCGATACTTCTCCCGGCCGAGATATTAACTACACGCATAAGAAGTTCGGCGCTCTATCCCCCGCGCTGGGCCTACGAGCCGGCACCGTGGGCATCATCACGTCCAATGTGGATGTGTACCCCTCCGGAGTATCCATGTCCGCTGGGGTAGGGTCTGTGACACCGTTTGATACGCAGGTCGTCCCCATATCCGGACAAGCGGTATCAACGTCTGTAGGTACTTCGGCCCAATCCTCCAGCATCTCCGTGGCCTTGTCCGGGTTGGCGCTCTCAGGAACTACCGGGGCCTCACAGCCGGCGTCTAGTGTTAGCGTGACCCTCAGCGGGTTAGGTATGGCGGGGAGTGTCGGCAGCGCTTCGGCGGGCGTTTCGATCGAAGTGCCGGTAACTGGCGTTAGCGCCTCGGTGAGCCAAGGGACGCCCGCCGCTGGGGAAGTAATTACATATTCGAAGAGCTCTATTACCGGGGGCGGAAAAGTTGCGCATATGATCAACGGCTCGTATATAAATGGCGTTAATGGGCTCCAAGGGCCTCCCCTGACTATGGTTCGCGGCAACACATATAGGTTCGTGCACGTGAGCGCTGCTATGTATAACACCGTCCGCATATTCTTCTCCACTACAGAGGATGGAATACACAACTCCGGCGTGGAGTATACCGACGGAGTCGTGCTTGATCCGACTGGATTTACCGTTAGTATTACCGTGGCCGCAGACGCGCCCGATACCCTGTACTATTATGGTACCAGCTACACGTACATGGGCAACACAATAACGGTGACGGACTAGAGGACATGAATTACGGCGAACTTAAGCAAGCTATCCAGGACTACTTGGAGACATCTGAAACAACGCTGGTAGCGAACATTCCTAACTTCGTTCGCGCCGCTGAGCAGCGCATCGTGCGTACTATTCAGATTCCGGAGCTGCGTAAAAACGCAACCAATGCCTTGGTGTCCGGCACGGAGTACATTAAGCGGCCTGAGGACTTCATCGCGGTCTACTCCATGTCAGTTGCTGGAGCGGACGGGCAATACTCGTTCCTGATCGACAAAGACGTGAACTTCATTCGATCGGCGTATCCATCGGCGTCAACTACGGGCACTCCACGGTATTACGCCCAGTTTGATGGATCTCGCGGAAGTGACAAGGGCACGTTTATGTTTGGCCCCACGCCAGACTTCGATTATACTATCGAACTACATTACTACTACGACCCGCCGTCGATTGTAGGAAGTGACACGAACACTTCGTGGCTGGGGGATAACGCGGAAACAGCCTTGCTTAATGGCAGTCTCGTTGAAGCGTATACCTTCCTGAAAGGCGACGGCGATATGTTGCAGCAGTATCGGGCTCAGTATGACGACGCAGTTGCTATGCTGGGTATTGTTCAAACGCGGTCGCAGCGCGACGCCTATAGGGATGGTAAATTATGATCGGCGCCTCGGGAGGTGTCCAGCTCGGGCACGCAAAGGTTTATTCGGTAGATGGGCGCGGGTTTACCCCGGAGGAGCTCCTGCCTCAGTACATGGACAAGATGATGTCCGTCTCAGATAACGCCGCTCCGCACGTGCGAGAGCAGGCACACGCATTCAAGCAGCGCATCGCTGGCTTGATGTTAGCCTACGGCAAAGCCGTGGAACAAAACCATGCCACTACGGTGGCGACTAAACTAGAGGGTGCGGGGCACCCTGACATCGCCAAGTACGTAAGGAGTATGTAACATGGCTTTTTCTGGTAGTGCGATCTGCACATCGTTCAAACAAGAGCTGCTGCAAGGCGGACACGACTTCGACAACGACACGTTCAAGATGGCGTTGTACGATAACTCCGCGGCACTCACAGCAGCGACTACGGCCTATACCGCTACGGGGGAATTGGCTGATGCTACCGGCGGATATACTCGCCCCGGCGTGGCGCTTACGTCCGGCGTAACCGCTGTGTCTGGAACAACCGCGTATGTGGATTTCGCTGATGCCTCTTGGACTTCGGCTACATTCACCGCCTATGGCGCGTTGATTTATAACGACACCCCTGTAGGTGACCCAGCGGTTATGGTCATTGACTTCGGCGGCGCTAAGGCCGTCTCAAGCGGCACATTTACTGTGACTATGCCTACTGCGGACGCGACTAATGCTATCCTACGCTTGGCGTAACTGCTATGCCGTACGACAAGTATAGCGTCAAACAGAAGCGGTTGGCGGCGGTAGAGCCGCCCCGCAAAAAGATCACCCAGGCCGACGTGGACAAGGCCAAGCGCCTCCGCGTGGCTAAGGCTAGGAAGAAGTAAGAGCTATGGCCATTGCTACTGGTAACCGTATAAAGGTCGCTACGGCGACAACAGGTACAGGCACCATCACGCTTGGTTCCGCTGAGTCAGGCTACCAGTTGTTCGCGGACGGCGGGATTAGCGATGGAGACATCGTTTCCTATGTTATTGAAGAAGGCGCAAACTGGGAAATCGGCACCGGGGTCTACACGGATACCGGGACTACGCTAACCCGAGTAGTAACTGAAAGCTCGAGCGCCGGGTCTCCGCTTAACTTGACCGGCTCTGCGGTAGTGTACGTGTCTGCTACGGCCTACGACGTCCTGACGGCGGGTAACAATATCCCGGTAAAAAACACCAGCGGCGTTACGATCTATAAAGGCCAGCCGGTCTATGCTACTGGCGCCGTTGGCGCCTCTGGAAAGATCACGGTAGCTAAGTTCATCGCCGCGGATGAAGCAGACGGCAGTTTCGTTGACGAGCTCTATCTCATAGGCCTTGCAGATAGAACACTTGCTAATAACGGCGAGGGGTACGCTGTCGCCTTCGGCGAACTGTTCGGTATGCGCACCGATGGCGGGGATACTAACCTGTCCGCCACAGAGACTTGGGTCGACGGCGATATTCTCTATGCGTCTGCCACCACGGCGGGTCACTTGACCAAAACTGCCCCCACGGCCCCAGACCAGGTTATCCCCGTCGCTATGGTCGTGAACTCCAATAGCGGCACAAGCGGGATTTTGATGTCCCGTCCCTCTCCAGGCATGCACCTGGGGGAACTGCACGGTGTTTTGCTATCGTCCGCGGCCGATGGGGAGGTGCTTAAGTACGACGGAAGTAATTGGGTCAACAATACTCTTGTAGAGGCGGGCATCCAGTCCCTGGACGCAGACTTAACCGCTATTGCAGCGTTGAACAGCTCAGACGGCAACTTTATCGTAGGCAATGGCTCAACTTGGGTAGCGGAGAGCGGCGCCACGGCTCGTACAAGCCTTGGGCTCGGTAGCATGGCTACCCAAGCGGCGAACTCTGTGGCAATCACGGGCGGAGCTATCTCCGGCATAACCGACCTGGCCGTGGCTGACGGCGGGACAGGGGCAAGCACTGCCGCGGATGCGCGCACGAACCTCGGGCTTGGGAGTATCGCGATTCTGGCCGCCCCCGCCGGCACGGTGGTCGGCACGACTGATACGCAGACGCTAACCAACAAATCGTTCGGCGATGCAGTTCAAGGTAGCACGCAGACGGCCACATTCACTTCGGACCAAGCGCTGGACTACAGCACTTACCAGAATTTTGTAATCACCCTCGGAGCAAACATAACCCTAGCC